TCAATCCATTCAGTAAATGAAACAGTTGGATCAACGCTACTTTCATAACGACTGCACCGGCTGATTGTAATAACATGTTGAGGGCTGCGTGACTACTGCGTATCGGAAGTATGCGTCCGTCTAAACCAATCAACTCTCCACCGTGTTTTACTTTTCGTTGTACATCAGCTTGTAAACGAGCGAGTGCTGGTAAACTGCTGAAGAACTTACGCTTTAGTTGTTGTCCAAGCTGTGCGTTACCACCTGCTATGTTACCAATCTTCTCGTCACCTGCTCCGTATAACAAAGCGTAGATGAATGTCTTAGCTTGGTCACGTGTCTCCAGACCTGCTGCCTTTTGATTGACGGTGTGTACATCTCCTTCCGTTACGATCTTAGCGTACTCTCCTCTGTCGTAGAAAGCCATGTAGTGTGCAAGCATACGAAGCTCAAGACCTGATGCATCACACCCTACTAACTTGTATCCGTTACGCACCGTGAATAACTCACGACATTCCGATCCGTATTCAGCTCGTACACTTGGTACTTGTGCGACATTAGGAGTGCTGTGTGTACATCTACCAGTGACTGCTCCGTTTGTATTGACGCTACCGTGGATCACTCCGTTCTTTTGTAGTTTCAGCCACGCTTGTTGACCTTCGGCTAACTGCCCAAGTCTTTTCTGTACGAGTAGATACGATAACAAATCCTCTGCTATAGGGTGGTCGATACCACGTAATACAGATTCATCTACCTTATAAGATACTCCGTCGTTCTCAGTAGGCAGTTCATATCCAAGACCCATCAATCGTTCAGCGATCTGCTTACGACTGCCGGGGTTGAACGGTATCTCTTTCACAGCGTTACCAGTCTTCACTGCATTCTTAACGAGTGCTTGTACTTCACCAGCTTCCTTTAGTTGTAGCTTGATGTCGTTCTTTGTCTTACCTTCGTACGTTGCTTGGTCTGTTGTGAGCGTCCACCCTGCCGGGCTTTTCATCTCCACCTCTGTTGGTTTCCAAGCGTCTTGTAATTCAGTGGTCAGCTTCGCTCGGATACCCATCAGCTTGGCAGTCAGTACGTCTGCTTTATCTAAGTCGAACTTAAACCCGTGTCGCTCTTGCATACAAATAACAAACTTGAACCAATGTTCTATAGCTATCATCTCTTTGCTTGGGTTCTGCTTGAATAAGTAATCGTACAACAACTGAGTAACGATAACATCACGCTCACAGTACTTACGCATCTCATCGTTGTACTCATCGAACGCTCCGTCTTCCTCTCCGTATGTCAGCTTCGTTGTGCTGCCCATCCGGTGTCCCCACGCTTTTAACGAGTGACTGCCAACGAGTGCTTTATCGAATCCGTTCCGTCCGAAGTCATCGTTCCGTAGATCAGGAAACACACATCGACTAACAACAAGTGTATCCAGTACTTTAATCAGTGGTGGTGAGAAACCGTACAGCTTCTTCAACGCAGGTATATCAAAGTCGATGACGTTGTGTCCGACGATACGCTCTGCTTTCTGTAGCTCTAGTAATCCACGCTCGATACTTTCCCCGTGAAACGTCAGCATCTTAGGGATCATTGGGTCGTAGATAGATAGACAGTGTACGGTGTGTAAGTCTGAGTAGGTAGACCAATCGTTAATCGGGTTGGTCTCTATATCAAAGAATAGTGTTCGTGTCATAGTTCTTAGAATGGGTTATTGGTTTCATCGTTTGTTGGTTTGAACACATCAGGAGTGTATCTACCTGTATCACAGCTGTAATACAAAGTGTCACAGTGTCCTGTCTGTCCGCTGAATCTGTTCTTCAGTACTCGGACTCGTGTCTCGTTGCTTATTGTTTCGCTTTGTTGGTTACGTTCCAGTCCTATCACCATGTCCGATAGCTGTGCGATTGCTTGGCTACCTCTTAGGTGGTGCAGACTTACTCGTCCTCCTTCTTCGTGTCCACTATCGACACGCTTCAGATGGCTTACAAGTACCATACCACACCCTGTCTCTTCAACAAGACTCCTAAGTTTAGTCATGGTGTTGTCAATCAATCGTCTCTCGTCGTCTCCTTGGATACCACTAACAACAATCGATAGGTGGTCTAAGAATATCCACTTACAATCGTACCCCTTAACCAAGTACTTTATCTTACCTAGTAAGTTGTCGCTATCCATCGATCCGAAGTGATCGTAAGTGTAGAAGTTTCCGTTACCTACCGTCTCTTCAAACGCAGGTCTCAGTACCTCCTCACTTGTATCGTCTTCCTCAAGGTGTATAGGTTTGTTGATGTGGATGCCCATGATACCGAGAGCTGTGCGTCGTACGCTTTCTTCAAGAGCTATGTATCCTACCTTCTCGTTTAGTCCAAGGATGTGGTGAGCTATCTCTCTACAGAATAACGACTTACCTATACCACTACCTGCACACACGGTAACAAGTTCTCCTTGTCTCAGTCCAAGCGTCAGCTCATTCAACCCAGCATACGGATAAGGTATAGATTTACTGTGTTCTCTATCAGCGATAACATCCCATAGTTCTTTACCGTTTACGATGCCGTCTGGTCTGTACTCTCTAGCATCGAACAAGCAACTGACTAACTCCTTCGCTCGTCCAGCTACTAACATATCCGACGGGTCCTTCAGTGGTATCTCTGCGATGTACGCTTTGCCGGGTGTTAACAGGGCTGCACATTCTGCTGCTCCCTTTCGTCCGACATCATCCATGTCAAAACAAAAGACCACTTGTTCGTACCTGTCTAACCAATCGATTGCTTGAGCTACATATTTCTTAGCGGCTCCTGCTCCGTTCGGTACAGATACGACGGGCCACTTGTTATCCATTGCTTGACTGGTACTAAGAGCGTCGATCTCTCCTTCCACTACAATGACACGACGACCACCGTCTCGCCAAAGGTGCTGACCGTACAGTCCTAGTAGCTCTCCTTTTATGTGGAACTTCTTGTTCGGTGTGCGTATCTTTTGTCCGCACGTCTTACCGTCCCTTGTTTTATAGTTAGCTATCTGTACAGGCTCACCGTTGTATACACCACACCAGTACCCCCACTTCCGACAAGTGTCTTCCGTCAGGTTGCGTCGTGCTATTGCTTCTGGTTCTCCTCGTACGTAATCTCTCGGTGTTGGGGAGGTTGATTCATTCTTCATTCGTCCGGCTCCAACGTGATCGTCGCAACTGAAACAGTGGGTGCTACCGTCGTCGTTGGTGGACAATGCGTCACTTGATCCGCACTTACTGCATGGTTGATGGGTGGTTGTGAAAGCCATGATTTAGGTATAGTTTTGTTTGCATATAGTATATTCTTTTTCTCACACCATTTAGCGTAGGTGGTGTCGCTTCCCTTACGAATCTTATTAGAAGCATTCATAAATACTAGTCTTATGTCTAGGTGTGGATGTTGCTCTCGGACTAGTAAATGCTTCGTTCTATCCTCCACTGTCCATACACCTTTAGCTTCTATGATGATGCCGTTAGGTAATATGAAGTCAGGAGTATAAGTAGCAGTCTTTGTGTACTCTAACTTGATCGACTCGTATTGAAAGCTAACACCACCACGCTGTAATTGGTGTGCTAGTTTAGCCTCGAATCCTGAGCGGTAGTTAGAAGTTCGCTGTGAGCGTTGTCTCTTCTGTCTCTTCCGCATCGAATGCTGAGTCTAAGTTCTCACCTCCGTTAGCGATGTATCCTTCTTCCGAAGTAAATCCAAAAGCATCTGCACTTGGACTGTTTACACCACCGTTAGATAGCTCGATCACTTGGACAGCAGACAACTCAAAGGTCACCCCAAACCCCTGACTTGCTACGTACCAGAACTTCGGACGAAATGCTACGTTCACTTTGGAACCTCCCCATACTTGTACATCTTCCGGTAACTTATTACCTTGGCTGTCAAACAGAGCGATAGATAACTGATACTCTGTACCGTCCCGTCTTCTGCCTCCAGCTTTCAGCTTTGCTTTCAACATATGTCCGCCATCTACCTCGCTAAAAGGTAAGCCCTTCTGCTCGATCTTTTTACCGGGGTTAGCTTCCATAATGTCTCGTAACTCAGCCTCGTATAACGGCTTTAACTTCTGTACGATTCCTTGTTTTGTTTCGTCGTCGATAACAAGGTCACAACTCCATACTCCGTACTCATCAAACCGTTTGTTAGGTTCATTCAAGTGGGCGTATCTTGCAGTGCCTTGTGCTTTTATTATGTCGTGTTTCTTACGTGCTTTTACTGTCATATTTCTCAGTGTATTTATTATTGGTTATTAAGATAACAGATACTGCTGGCGTTTTACTGCAGAGACATCAAGGTCTCCAAGCTCCGGCACTTCCGGCAATACTGCATCTGGGTTGTTGTTGATTTGCTCCATTCGGAACTCAGTCAGGAGATCAACAGTGAAAGTCTTAGCGTACATCTCTCTTACTATTTGGTGTATCTTTCTTGCATTGGATGCGTGTGTCACAAAGCAGTCATGAATGGTAGCTAAGTCAAAGTCAACCTCATTAGCAACTTGATGTACCATACAAGCGTCAAGGCTGTGGATAAAGTTAGCAGTGATAGAGTTGCATTGTCCTCTTTCATCTATGTTATCTCTAAGCTCATCTGTTGTTATACTGATGCTCATGTTTTGGAATACAGACTCCACTTTTAACTTCTTAAACTTGCGGTAGCTTTGTACTACTTTGAATCCAGTAGGTGTAGACCATGTGATCGGTTCGTCACACCCTAACCCACGCACACAAGCACGAAGGAACTTCATCACTCTGTTAACTGGGCGACACGCTTGGTCTGCTAATCGATTGACGATCTTACACAGATAGATAACAGCAGTAAGCATCTCACCAGTCGATGACCAGTTGTGGTTCACTCCGATACTTTTAAAGACATCTTGTACGAGGTTATAGTGGGTAGCTCCGTACGGACGGTTCATGATGGCAAGCTTCGCTAACTTCCGACTGATACCAAACTTCAACCACCCCTGTGCAATCACACCACCGTCTGCCTTTAACTCCTCGTACACACGGTCAGCAAACTCTTGGTACATATCATTCGCTTGGTCTTCTTCGACAAGGTTACACATCCGTCCGGTCTCTTTGTCCCGTAGTAATAACGAAAGGATTTGCATACCGTTGTTGGAACAGTCTTGTCGAACAGGTAGATAACTAACGTATCCGTACCCCTCTTCTGTAAACTGCTTGTACTCCAGACAGAATCGAAGAAAACAAAACGGATCACTTGCGTCTGTCCACCAATCGGTTCCGTGTGGGTCGTTCGCTGCTTCAAGTATAAAGTTCTGACGCTTACCCACCCACTCAAGTCGTTCCGCTCTTGTACCTTTTACTCCCCACATGTTTGCTCCGTGGATTAGCACAGCTTCCAAGTCCTCTTCATCCACCACTTGTTGTCCGTTACTGAAGTCCAACAAACTCTTCGCTAAGTCAGACCCTTGTGGATGTAAGTAGTACGGAATAGCGTACACTCTGCCTCGGTAATCACAACGGTACGGAAAGTAAAACTTATCCCACTCACTATAAAGCTTGGCGAGGTGTAGAATACGGACGGTCAGGTAACGTTTACTACTGTTCGCTTCGTTCATCTGCTTGATGTCCTTTTGCTTCAGCTTCCACGCCCTCAGTTCCGTCTCGTCATTGCCTGTGTACCTCGGTTGCTCTGGTATCTCGGAGAAGTTCGGTATGTTTCCAACCACTCGCTTGTTGTCGTAACACTTACGGACGATAGATAACATGTCATCATTGATATGCCACGCTACCTTCTGTAATTTATTAACAGCAGCAAAGGCGTGTTCGTAGCTACGCTTGTGTTCTTTGAACCAAGACAACGGCTTACCTGTGAAGAACTCCTGTGGTGGTAGGTGTTTTAAGCTGTACCCTCCACCGATCAACTCGTACCAGTCAACAGGTTCGTCAGGCAGTGCCATCTTAAACACACGGGTCGTCTCCTTCCATGCATCAAATCGTTTGACCCAGTCCGTATACTCACCACTTGGCACACATATACGCTCCGGTTTGTGTCCCTTCTGAGTGCCAACAGCAAAGCCTATCTCCCATACACCAGTCTCGATCCGTATCTCTTCCAACAACCACGCACCAAGTCCAGTCTTGCACTTAGTATCCCACAGCGTAAACCGTTCGTCTTCGTAGTCGTAAAACTGCTTGAGCTTCATCGCTTTGGATCGGTCGTCAAGGACAAGTAAGTCTTTCTTGTGTGGGTGCATCAACTCCATCGCTTTGTCCCATCTTGCTTGGTTCTCAAATGCTTTGCCGATCTTATACGCCATCCGACCAACAGGTAAATTAAACTGAAGGTTATCAAGCACAGTTTGTAAAGCCATCGATGCTATCCTGTACGGACACATATCAAGTACAAAGGTAAGGAACAACGGAGTCGTGTGTTGTGTGTTCCCTCCGAAGGTGTACATGAAATCATCCACTCGCTTCCCTAACCTTGGAGCCATGACCCGAAGTAATCGTTTAGCTGACTCCGTCTGACTCGACTCACCTTCTGCTCTAAGCTTTGCTTGTCGGTTACGATACGCTGTGCGTCCCCACTCCCTCATCCGCCAAGTTGGACCTCTGGTCGCTTTGTTCCCTTCTTTCTCTTCGCTCATTGGTAGTAGTTGTTAAACCAAGATTTCGGTTGGTGTCTTTGCTTACTCGTACGGTACGGTATCAGTTTGCCGTCCGCATCCCGTACATAGTTGCCTGTCTCATCCATCTTGAACCCGGTTATTTGATTGTTCCCCCAAAAGAAGTCGTATCCTCGTTTGATCTCGTCGTGATCCACCCCACTCCAATCGAAAGGAAGGTCAGTTGGTTCGAAGTCTGCGTAGTTGTCGTTCATCAGTGTTAATTATATCGTTCTCCGCATCCCAAAACATCTGCCCGTCCACGTAAAAAGGCTCACAGCCACGCTTCGATGTCTCGGTATTTGAGGTGGTGGTCGTCGCAGTAGTCTTTTTGTTCATCGATGTTGTCCATTTTACGCATCGCTTCAAGGTGTTCTTCAAGTTCTTCATCGTATTCATTATCGTATGGGTTGTGTCGGTTAAGCCATTCATCATAGCCGTGTATCGTTCGGGTAAATAATCCTGTTGGTATCACATCTCTTTTCATAACATATCGTAAGCCCAAGCAAAGATCAGTAAGCCAGCTATAACAAACATTCCAAGGGTAAGTACGCTCATTGGTTCACGATCTCCTTAACTCTGTCGAGGTTCTTAGCTAGTATCTCACAAACTATTTCAATGTGGTAGTCAGCTAACTGGTCGTCCTTTTCGTACATCAATCTTTGCAAATCAAAGTACACGCTTGTTTCTTTCGTTAATTCATTCATTGGTTGTATTGGTTTGTTGTTTCTCCCTGTTGTTCGCTTTGCTCTCAGCGTCCGCTTCACGCTCCCTGTCGAATTGTTCACGCTCCAGCTCAAGTAATCTTTCACGGACAGTTAAGTTATCAGGCATCCGATACTTAAGATTCAGGTAATGTTGGATGAGAGCTTCTAAAGAAGCGTCACATAAGTCGTTCATAGGTAAGAATTGGTGGTCGGTTAAGTTGTCAGTCATTTGTTTCTTCGTCCGGTCTCATATGCTCATCCATCATGTCGTCAATGTATTGGTCAGCTATTGATTCGCCATGCACCTCGGTTTCTTCATGTCGTTTCATCATTCCTTTTTGCCACTTAGCATTCCACTCATCAAAATCCCATTTTTTCTTAGGTAAGTTTCCGTTGTACATGAAATCAAGAATAGGTGGAGGCATACAATTAAACAGATCAAACATGTAACTCGCTTCTTTTTGGTTCTTACACTTGGTTAGAATGTCAATACGATCACCCTTCCAATGGATTACTTTTCCGATTGTTATCATAGCTCTGATTGGATGTAGTTATAGTAGGATTTGAAATCGATGTTTTCTTCAGGAAAAGCCTTAATCATTCGATTGAGAAACTCTTTAATAGACATTCCATCAAGCATTACAGATTTGTACATTAATAGAAGTTGTTCTGTATTCATTTTAGGTATTTGGTTTAGTATTTATTTCTCGGTTAGTAAACATTCTGGACAGGTAAGTTGTGCCTCCATTTTTGGAGATGTCAACCCACAAGTGTCACACGGAATTTTTTCACAAGTTGATCGGTTATTTTGTGAAATACGAACAGGTAAGCTTTGGTCTTTCTGCTTCATGTCTTTTAACACAGCTTTGAACGCTTCGAATGCTTCCTCTTTACTGTGACAGACTCCATTGTATTCGTGACCTCTACATGCCCATAGGATGTTTGGTGCGGTGTTATATCGCTCGCTATCGATTCGATAGAAGAACGCAACCTTTCGTCCGTTGTGATCGGTTAGGTAGATGGTAACACTCATTGGTCTTCAGTCTCCTGCAAAAGTTCGGGGTCATTTATATTATCGTCATCCTTATGCCATCTTTTGACATAGCACTCACCATCTATTGAATCGTCAAAGTAATAAGTAAAGTTGCCAATGGTAACATAAAGAGAGTTGTCGGTTGGTTGGTTTATTTTCACGGTCAGGTAAGGTTTGTCGGTTAAGGTAAGCGGCTGCCTGTCACAACTTCAATGACATCCATATAGAACGGATTATAGCCAATGTCATCTAGCATCTCCTGCTCGGTTTTCCAAGCATCTAAGCAATTAAATGTGTAGAAGTGATGAATGCACTCTTTCTGATTGCGTCCCCAATAGCGTCTACGCTCAGCGTCAGAGCCTTTGCAAGGTAAATCCCATTCATCAATGTATTGGCGTTCCTCTTGGATCACTTTATCGATAATTTCGTTAAATATGTATTCGTATTTTAATTTCTTGGTTTTAGTTTTCATGATAAGAGGCAGGTGTTAGGTTTTTAATAATGTAGTTGATTTATGAAAGCGATAATGTCCCCCTTGCGTGTGCTTGGAAGCTCTATAACCTCCGGTTTGTCAGAGACAATTTCCCCGTATTCTTGAGACCAATCTTTCTTAATAAACGCTTGTGCTTCTTGCTTGTTGGCGAATAGCTTGTAAGTGCAGTTATCTTCATTATCGATGTAAGAGACTTGATATAATTTCATGATAATAGGTATTTGATTTAGGTATTTATGAGCTTAGGCAAAGCAGGAGGATTATCCACCAACTGCCAAAGCAAAGGTTAAGGATGAGGAAAGAGAGGAGATGGTCTTTAATGGTTTGTTTCATAGTCGCTTCGCTCCTATCGCATTTATTCGCTTTGCTCAGTAAATGCTCTTTGTTCATGCTGCCGCCTCCGTTTCGATGTGTTGGTAAGCTGAGTGGATGCCATCACGGATAAGGAAAAAAGCTATCCAAGTTATGTGAGCGTTAATATCGCCCTCAAACTCAAAGCCATTGTCTCTTACATCTTCCACTGCTTCCATAAATCGCTCGTGATTATATTCCCGCATCATATTTACTAAATCCCAAGCTTTGGCGTAATAGATAACATATTGGCAACCATCAGCGATTTCGTGAATGCGATCATTTACATCAATGTCATCTGAATAGTTGTTGTTAATATCTTCAGCTAAGCGTTGGCAGTAGTCTATATATTCTTTGTAGTTTTTCATTCTGTATTTGGTTTTTAGTTAATTCCTAATTCGCAAGGTGACCCTGTAAAATACTCACCCTTTACGCAATTAAAAAGGTCAGAGTAATCATTAAAGTCACCTAAGTGCTGATTTTCTCTGATGTGACTAATGCGTTCAGAGGTATCGTAATATTCTTTCCAAACTCGATTAGCTTCATCGAGCTGCCGATTAGAGTAATCTTCTTCATCTAATACAGGATAGGCATCTAATTCTGACTCGATTTCCTCAGCTTCATCGAATTGAGTGTTATCTTTACGAATGCAAAGGTATTCAATCCAACCGCAGGCCCAATGTCCGAATCTTACAATCTCGATGTTTTCCTCGCCTAATCGCTCAATCGCAGAATCCCAATTTGATTCGCTTAAAAGGTCAGAGTCTCGGTTTCTACCTAATAATACAAACAAGTCTTGATCTGGCAACTTACCTGCATAATTATTCCATGAGTCTAATCCTGTAGGATTGCACGCTTCATCTATTAGTCTATTCATTCTATTTTATTGGTTTTGTGCCCCGCTTAATTGCAAAGCATAGAAGCACCCTTGAACGATATATCGCAAGCTTGCAAAATAAAAATGCAAATATTGAATCGTATTAGGTTTGCTAATCGATGTTATAATGATTGCTAATGATCGATTGTGAGCGTTTTAATGGTAAAGTGTGAGCGATTGCGAGCGATTGAAGAACCCGAAAAAAGAAACAAAAATGTACAAAGACGCATCAAAGCATCATGATCTATTGATACGATAACCAAGCTTTCAAATGGCAAGCTTTACTGAGGTGCTTTACTCGTGTAAAACTGATCTAATTAGACATAATGCTTATTATAAGTACAATCGTGTTTGCTGTAAATGTCCGCCAATCAGAGGTTTATGGAAAACAGGGTGTTAAGTACAAAAGCTTTTTATTATATTTTTACAAAACAACATCCCCCTCCCCTATAAGAATCTTGCGGGTACACACGGGGTAAAAACTTGCGCGCGTATATAGCGTAAGCCGTTCAGATTTTTCCAACTAAACCTTTTGAGGTGTTACTTATTGCTTGTTATTTAAGGCATCTACAGCTTCCCGTATTCCAGCGTCTATAGCGATCCTTACATAGTCTTCATCAGTCGCTACTTCTTTGCCCCATTTAACAAGCATATCGTGGGTTGTGTCTTCCATCTCCAGTTCCATTTTAACGTGCATCTCTTCTTCTTCAGAGACGATCTTAATGATCGGAAGGTCAGAAATGAGGGAAAGCTTCGTCGTCTTCGGTGTGGTCTTCTTCATCGGTGTCCTCCGTTAATTCTCCAGTAAAGATAACATCATCTGTCTCCGTTAGTACAGAGAGCTTACAGAAGTCCAGACACCCGGCTATGGTGTAATCGTTAAGGTCGTATTCGCTCTTGAACCTATACACTAGCTTGGCTAGTTCGTACTGGAATGTATCTGTTTGATCGTTGATATTCATCACTGTAGCTATACTACTTTATAACAAAGCTGTTTACTAGTTAAATGTGAGATGTTATTGAGACCGTTTTGAGACACCCGCTGTACCCCGCTTAAACACTACGCTTTTAACTTTTATGCTTTACACGTTCCCTCCGGCTGATAGATTGTATAATAATGAGATTTAGATAGGCGTCATAACTGACGTTTAAGACGTCTCATACCGATAGGTATTCTTAATAGGTAATATAGATAAGCAGATAAGCAATAGCATCAACATAGGTTACATTAGCTGATACATTTTGTAGCTCCTCCTTTTAACAAAGGTAAACATTACAAACGCTACAGCTCCATCAGATCAATCAGTTCATCTGATTAGTTAGCTCATACTCCGTTCTTTCGCTAACATCTCTAAAACGTACAGATTGATGATAACGATCTTTAAATAAGTTTTTAAGGATAGGTGTGTTTATAAATAAACCTACAACAGAAACAGCAGCTATAGTAGGTGTATTTAAACTAACTACGTCATCACCTTATATAACAGCTACAGAAGGTTTGTTATAACGATAAGAGGGCTACATCCAAGTGACAGCTACAGCTTTGTTATTACGCTTATGGAAGCTATCAGTGAAGTCTTGTAGTTCTTTATGTAATAGTTCTTGTTGTCTATCAACCATCGATTGGTCTGCATTAGCAGCCATCTGCTGCGTCCAATAACCAACAGCGATTGATAGAGCGTCAAGACGGTCATCATGTACTAAGCTACCCTTATCTCTTGTTATCCTTGATAGCTGATACATTAACATATATCTGGTTTGTTGTTCTATAGGATAGCTAAGAGCTGATCTGTAATCATTTG